ACAGACCCGACTAATCCTACTCTTGTTGGACAGTTTAATACTAAAATATTAGGAACTGCTGAGGGGTTTACAGAGAACACACATCAGATATTTGATTGTATTATTGAATATCCATATATTTATGCCACTATTAGTGTATTAGGTGCTAAAAGATTTTGCCCAAATAGCATGAGAGGTATAATAAAATTACGTATCGATGATTTATCTAAATTACCTGTTGGGGGGAGTCCGTACGATGCAGGTTTTGAATACATTGGAATTTCAAAAGAAGACTGGTGGGAGTATATAGGAGAAGGTGACTGTCATCCTGTTACAATTGACAGATTAGGAGACTTATTAATCACTAACAACGGTGATATGGGATTTGCTCTATTTAGAGCTACTGAGACAGAATTCCGATATCTGAGGCGAGTAAGTTTTATGGATAAAGCTGGATTTTCAAGAGCATTTGTTGCTGATAATAGCGGAAGATTAATTGCAGCAACAGATGTTTCGAGATTTAGTGGTAGAATATTTACGATTTATAGGTTCGTGAACGTAAATTATTAATTTATAGTTATAAAATGCAGATTTTATTTTAATAGAAGGTAAATCAATTTTTACCTTCTATTTTGTTTTTTATAAAAAGAAAGCAGGTGATATTATGCTTAAACTTATGGTTTCCCCGTCAATAGAACCTGTATCAATAGAAGAAATGAAAGAAATAGCACGAATTTCAGATGATTCATTTGACAATATTCTTCCGTCATTAATAAAAGCAGGACGTGAAGCAGCGGAAAACTTTCAAAACAGAGTATATCTAACTCAAACGTGGGAAGAAAGCTTTGATACATTCCCCGACATGCCATTGATTGTAAGCAAACAACCTTTGCAAAAATTAGAAAGTGTAATTTGCATAGCTGAGGACGGTACAGAAATTGAACTAGATGTAAACGATTTTGTTGTTAGCATAAGATCAAACAAAATTTGGTTCAAGAAAGGTAAACGATGGCCAAAAATCACGTTGCAAGATTATGATAGTGTGATTTTTCGTTACAAAGCAGGAATAGAAGACCCTGCTTTAGTTGATGAAGTTGTGAAAACAGCTATAAAAGTGTTTATCATTGAAAATCTTGATAATCCCGAAAATCCGAATCCTCCTGAAGCTTTTTACAATTTGCTTTGGTATGGAAGGAGAGTGCCGGTATGAAGACAGGAGATATGAAAGCAAAAATAACATTTCAAAAAATTGACGGAACAACACTTATAGATAACATTGAGATGCCGAATTGGATTGACTATACAACTTGTTGGGCGAAAGTTGAATGGCTAAGAGGTAAAGAATTGTGGACAGCACAAGTGATTCACCCTGAAATCAATGTGCGATTCATTGCTAGATATCGGAATGACATAACACATGATATGAGAATAGTTCATAATGACAAGATATATGAAATCATTGACATAATTGATATGTGGGATAAACATCAATATCTTGAAATGACGTGTAAGGCGGTGGTTACAGATGGCAACACCGAGAGTTAGAAGCAGTTTCAGACTTGAAGGAACTGAACAAGTTCTTAAAAATATTGCAGAAAACAATGAAGAGATTATGGAAATTGCTATGGATGCAGTAGACGAAGCACTTGATATCTTATTAGAGAGCATGAAAGAGGATTGCCCTGTTGGTGAAGAGGTTGATGATGAATATGGAAGATTAATTGATTCTATTCACAAAGAAAAACCTGTGAAGAAGAAAAGAGTAATAAGAGGATATGTAAAAGCTTCTAAACCAACTGCGATTCATGTTGAGTTCGGAACATCAAAAATGCTACCAAGAGTGTTTATGAGGACACAGATACAGAAAGTAAGAAACAAAGTTAGAAATCATATCAAAAAACGAATTAAAGAAGGTGTTGGCGCATGATTAGCATGATTGATACTGTCTTAAATGCATTAAAAGCTGACACCGAACTAAACAAACTAGTTAAAGGTATTTATTATATTCGTCCTGCCACAAAAGTAGACTTTTCTTATATCACGTTTTTTGAAGTCTCAAATTCAGAAGCAGAATCGGCAGATGATGAAGAATATGCAGATGAAGTAGAAATTCAAGTTGACATTTGGTCGAAAGGTGACACAATCAAAATTGCGAAAGAAGTTCAACGAATTATGAGAAAGTTGGGCTTTTTTCATTTGTCTATGCCTGATCAATATGAGGAAGACACAAAGATTTTTCATAAAATCATTAGATTTACAGGGCAAATAGAAGTTTAAGTTCATTCAAACAAATCTTTTAAACATTCATTTCTCAAGTTTTCTAAATCAAGTTTTAACAATTTAAAAAAATAAAAAGAAAGGATGATGCAATATGGCTAATACTAAGAAAGCAGCTAAAGGCTTCTCTGGGCTTAGAATTTTTACTGTTACACAGAATAACGCTGAAGGCTATGAGGTAGGGCAGAAAATTACTATTTCAGGAGCGCAAACATTTGTCAGAAATCCCCAGACAACTGATTGGCAGATAAACGCAGATGATGGAATTTATGACAGTGGCAGTGACTGGAATGGTGAAAACTTTACTTTAACGCTTGCAGAATTACCCCTCGAGCATAAAAAATATTTTGAAGGCGGTACATATGATGAAGCAACAAAGACATATCATTATAGATCTACAGATCAGGCGCCAGAACTTGCTTTAGCGTTTAGGGTTTTACAGTCTGACGGTTCTTGGTTAATGGTTAAATTCTTCTCTTGCAAATGCAGAAGCGTAAAAATCGATCATCAAACCAAAGGACAAAGTGGAGAAATCGCAAGTGTAACAATCGAAGGTTTGATAATGAATAGAATATATGATAGCAAAGTGAAAGAAGAAAAAGAAGCTACAACAGAAGGAGATTTAACCTGGCTTGATACGATAGAATCATTACCAATAGAGAATTAATTTTGTCTATTAGTGTTAAAAAAAATAACAAAGTTATATAAAGAGAGGTGTTAATGCCTCTCTTTATTTTTCTTTAATTTTATATCTAAAAACATTTAGAAAGGGTGAAATTTATGAATATGCTTTCAAATTTTTTCTCAAAGTTAGCTTCAAGTGATAAATCAGATAAAAACGCTGCAACTCTTTCTTTGCCACAAAGAAAAGAGCTTTACGGAATTAAAATAGAAAAGTTACCAATTGGGCGATATATAGAAGCAATCGAATCTTTCGAGAACCTTCCGCAAATTCTTATTAAAGAAGTATTTCCAGATTCGACACCTGACGAAGTTTTACAAAAACTAAAAAGAATGAATGAAGATATGTTGATTGAAATTGCTGGAAATATGTTTAAAACAATTCCAGAACAGCTTTTAAAATTCATTTCTAAGCTTTTGAAATGTGATTATGACTATCTCTATAACAACATAACTCCAAGCCAATTGCTGGAAGTATTAACAGAATTGTGGAAGATGAATGATGTTTCAAATTTTATCAATGCATTGAAGAAGGCGGTGATGTAACCAACACAGTTGCTTTAGATGAAAAGGAACGTGAAAGAAATCGAGTTTTTTGGGTTCAGGATTTGATTGCTTTAGCTTCTGAAATTGGAATCAGCAAAAAAGAGTTATTTGAAGATTTTTACTTTGACGAGTTCATGATTTTGATTAAGCGCAAAGCAGAGCTAAAGAAAAAGCATCAAGAACCGCAAGTTGAGGAAGTGTGTTGGGATCAGATGTAACGGTTGTGTAACAAGGGGGTGAAAGCATGGCAAGAAAAACAGCAACTTTAGGTGAGTTAGCTATAGCAATCGCATTGAAAACGCAAGCATTAGAGCAAGGATTGAAGGAAGTAGAGAAAAAATTAAAAGATCATAACAAGAATGTTCAAAAAACAGGTCAAGATTATGATAAACTCGCAATTGTCGCAGGTTTAGCCTTTTGGAAAATATCAAGTGCAATCAAGGCAGGAGCAGATGCATACAATCAGTTCAACAACGCAATGATTGGGCTTAGAAGCATAGTTCAAGGAACAGGAAATGACTTTGCACAAGCACAGCAGTTCATAGAAGAATTTACAAAAGATGGTTTAGTTCCTGCGGGCAATGCAGCTCAAGCATTAAAAAATCTTCTGGCGAGAGGCTTTGGATTTGAGCAGGCAGTTGATATTATGAATCGTTTCAAAGATGCAGCAGCCTTTGGAAGACAAGGTGCTTTGAGTATGGGCGAAGCTATTCAAGGAGCAGCAGAAGGTCTCAAAAACTCTAATTCAACTATGATTGATAATGTTGGTGTTACAGAAAACCTTTCTAAAATGTGGGAGAGATATGCAGAATCTATTGGAAAAACGGTTGGAACACTTACAGAAGCGGAAAAAGCACAAGCTGAATATCTGGGCATCATGGAAGCAACAAAACATCAAATTGGTGACGCAGCTAGATATGCAAATGAATTCGCAGGTTCGCAAGCTAGAGCAAGTGCTGAAGCTTTAAAACTAAAACAAAGCTTTGGATCTGCATTAGTTCCGGCATTAGATGAATTATTAAAGACTCTAACACCAATTATTTCAGCACTATCAAAGTTTGTGAGCGACAATCCTCAATTAGTTGCAGCAGTTACACTAGCGGCAACATCTTTTTTGGGTGTAGTTACAGCAATAACCGCTGTTGGAGCAGCAGTAAATATGTTAAAACCTGCTTTAGCAGCTTTAGGAACCTCATTTAGTGCATTGCTAACAAATCCTGTTGTTTTAGCACTTACAGCACTAGCTGGTGCTGTAGCATTAACAGCTTATAATATTAATCAAGCTAGAAAAGAACAAGAACAATATAATCAAGCAGTTGAAAGATTTGCAAAGATAAAAGCAGGAGGCATTTCTAGACAAGAAATTCCGCAATTAAAAGAAGAAGCACAACAATTAAAAGAAGTTATTGATGAATATGAAATTCTTACTTCAAAGACTGAAACACTCCAGAAAGCTAATGAAGGCTTAACACCATCATATATGGCACTTGAACAGGCTCAATATGAAACAGGAATTTCAGCAGAAAAACTTAATGAAGCATTCCGTAAACTTGGACTAGATATAGATGTTTACAAAGGGAATATTGATGAAGCAAAAAGACAGCTTGAAATGATGAATGAAGCAATCTTTGAAGCAGAGAGGGTTACAGCAGACGAATACAATACGCAGTTAAAGAATTTAGCTTTAAAACGTAAAAGCGTTGAAGAAACAAAGCAGTTAATTCAAGTTTACAAAACTGCTCAAAAGGGTAGTACGGAATGGTTAAATGCTCAAAAGGAACTCGCTGAAATATTTCCGCAATTTTCTACAGCAGCGGGAATTCAAATAGATGCAATCGAAAAAGTCACAAAAGCGCAGGAAGAAGCAACTAAAGCCGAATGGACAATGTTACAAGCAAAAATAAAAATGACAATGATGGATATTCAGCGAATTAAGTCACAGAAAGAAGCTTCAATAAGTCAATACGAAGAAGAACAAAAAGTAATGAAAAACATTAATGACAATATGAAAAGTGTTTTTGGCTTAGGAACGCCTTTTGAGCAATTTATTGGAAAAGAAGACGATGGAATTAATAATTTAAGGGATTCGATTAATGAATTAAACAAAGAATATAATGCGTTAGAAGAATTTTTGAAAATTGATTGGCATGATGTTGCTGGGGTTACACCAATAAGTTTCGAAAAGACTATATCATCCTCTGCAAATTCGGCTTATCAGCAAGCATTAAGACTCTTCGAACATAGAAAACATTTGAATCAATTGACACTTGAAGATCAAATAAAAGTATTAGAAGAAATCAAATCTAAACACGCAAAGACATCAGACGAAATAATGGATATTGAAGAAAGAATCTATGATTCAAGACAAGCTTTGAGGGAAGAAAACTTAAGAAAAGAGGAAGAAGCGTTAAAACAATATAAAGAATTGTTTAAAAAGCAAGAAGAAGCTTTAGACGATAGAACATCTGTTTCTTTCAGGTGGATTGACAGGCAAAAATTATATGAAAAACTTGATGTAGATCAAGAAATTGCAGCATACGAAAGAATAATCAAATATCACAAAGAATACCTTGACAAAGTTATGGCAGATGAGAAAATCAGTCAAGAAGAAAAACAACGAATTTGGCTTGAAGAAACTATGTTCATTCAAGACCAGCAAGACAAAATCTATCAAATTCGCAAGAAATACTTAGATGATGAAGTTGAAGCTTACTATGAAGCGCAACAAGAGAAAATTGAAGCTGAATACGAAGCGGAAGAAGAAAGGCTTAGAAAGCAATTAGATGAGATAGACAGAGAATATCGTGAAGCGGAAGAAGAAAAGAAAGCAAAAGAGTTATCTGAAAAACTTAAAAAGCTGAAGGAAGAGGAGCAAAAATATCTTTACGCGCAAACGAGAGAAGGAAGAGAAAAACTACTTTCGATACAAGAAGAAATTGCAGATACTCAAGAAGAAATAGAAGAAATGAGAATCGAAAAAGAAAAGCAAATGCGTAAAGATGAAATTCAACAGCAAATTGAAGACTTAAAATCAAGATATAAAAGTCAAAAAGAAGAACTAGAAAAGCAAAGAGAAGAAATGTTGTCTCAAACATCAAAATTTGCTCAAGATATTGCGAAAGAACAAGAAAATGCAAGCAAATCAATGGCTGATACAGTGAGTACAATGTTTCAAAATTGGCAACGTCAAAATGAATCTTTCTTTGAAACAAGTCTTAGAAAACTTCAAGAATTTGTAACTAAATATAGAAATCTCATGTCTCAAATCAGTTTTGGCGGTACATCTGCAGTTGCCGGAATAGCAGGAAATTCAAATGTTGTTGTAAATGTATCAGATAACGGAGATAAGTACATTTATAACAAAGATGAAGCAATTGACTATACTAAAGAATTATTTGATATGGCAAAAAACACAATGAGGGGAGGGTAATATATGCTAGGATTGACTTTTGACGGACTTCACAGTTATGAAGACTTTGGACTAATCATGACTTCGAAAAATCGTCCTATTTTGCCAGAACCTAAAATAATTTCAGAAGATATTGCTACGATTGACGGAACGTGGGATTTTTCTGATTTCAATCCTTATAATAGAACGCTATACAAGCCTAAAGTTGATGAAATTGAATTCACGATAAAAGAAAGAAATCCTGTTTTATTAAGACAGAAAGCACGAGAAATAGCAATGTGGCTCAGTGCAAGTGAAAAACAACTCATATATGATGATGAACCGGGTGTGTATTACCTTGCCCGAGTACAGAACAAATTAGATTTAGAATATGAAATTAGAAGTATAAAACGGTTTACAGTCCAATTCAGATGTAGACCGTTTTCTTATTCTATTGAAGAAGTTACGCAGTCTATTGAAGCTTCAGCAACAAGCTATATGCTAATTTTCAACGACGGCAGACCAGTTAGCCCAATAATAACAATTGAGGGTTCCTCAGGGCCATTGTCTATCTCATGTGGATCTAAAACAATGATTTACGATGATATTTTAGCAGATGATACCTTGGTAATTGACTGTGAAAGAGGCCATGCTTCAATCGATACAAGCAATATGACTTCTAAGTTAAAGGGCAATAAGATTGAATTCGAGCATGGCAATAACGTTCTTGAAATATCAGGAGATGGCCTTGATGTAACTATAACCTGCACATTCAGGCCAAGGTACTAGGAGGTGAGGTGGTGTTTTTTGAAGGAAATGGAACAATAGACAATCCGTATTTAATAGCAAGCGCTTCGGATTTCTTCAATATTAGAAATTTCTCCGATGCTCATTTTAAGCAGGTTGCTGATATTAACATGGCCAATATAACATGGGCAGATTATCCTGGGGATTGGAGTTTCAGAGGTAGTTATGATGGTAATGGTTTTAAGATAAAAAACTTTAAGTTTGGAACTGCAAATAGTACTCAATATGGGCTTTTTGGAAGGACTCAACAAATTGCAGGGGCAGACCGGGTAAAAATTAAGAACGTCACTGTTGTTGATTCAAAACTAGAGAGAAGTGCGTCAATAAATAATGGTACAAATATAGGTTTTTTGGCTGCTACTGCTGAATACACAGACTTTGAGAATTGCAGCATTTACAGATGTAAAGTTGATTTTAAGCTCTCAAAAATATACAGAATAAGCGCTGCAGGAGGCATTTGCGGATCGGCGCATAACTGCAATATTATAGATTGTATATCCGATGTGGACATGGACATACAGTATGCTGACTATGTGGGTGGAATATGCGGAAGAATATATGGGTCTACAACAGCATCAATTACGAGGTGTAGAACATCTGGAAAACTTGAAGGAGACCTCAATAATGTTGGTGGAATATCTGGCGATATGACAAGAACAAACATTTATAGATGCACAACAAACATGACAATAAAAGGGTCTGGTGTAAGAGCAGGAGGAATGACAGGCTGGCTTCTAAGCGGAGGGATAAGCGAATCTTATTCAAATGCAATAATCGATGGAAAATATAGAGATGTCAGCCCATTTATTGGGAATTTCACAACTGGAATGGTAACGGATTGCTATTGCAATGGTGTTCTGACTGCATATGGAGAAGACATAGCAGGCGCGAATGTTGGAGGAATAGTAGGGGCATATTCGGCTTCTGGAACTGGAGCTACAAGTATCATAAACTGTTATAGTACTTGTGATTTGATCGTAGGTTTACATGCAGAAGGCGCAGTTATAAACATTGGAGGAATTGTTGGTAGCAACTTTGCTACAAGCGGTGCTTCTATTAAGCAATGTTTCGCTCTCATGAGAAGAATCTCAACATATGAACATCAAGATTCGAACGTTGGACGAATATGGGGATATAAAGAATACGAAACTTCTAGTGTTCACACTAACTTTGCGCTCAACATAATGACATATATGGGCGGTGATTTCCCCGAAGCAAATAAAATCCACAATGGCAAAGATGGAGCCGACATAACACTTGAGCAGGCACAAACTAAGGAAACATACACAACACAAAATTGGAACTTCGTTGATATTTGGGGCATAAAAGAAGGTTATAACAATGGCCTTCCGTTCTTGAGAGCCTTTGGAGAAAAAGAAGAAAACGAAATGACAGATGAACCATATCCGGTAGTATATAATGAAGATGAAGAAGATTTCAGCGGTTTTGGGTTAACGATTCTTGAAAATGCCTATAATGTTAAGATTAGAAAAGTAATAAACGGTGAATATACACTATCTCTTACATTACCAAGAAGCGATCCAAAATGGGAATATATTAAACTTGAAAATGTTATAAAAGTTGAACGTCAATTATTTAGAATCAGATCATTTGATGAAATAAGAGATTCACAAGGTAATGTTGTTAGTAACATACAATGTGAGCATGTGTGGTATGATGCTAATACATGCAAACACATTCCATATCTTGAATTGATTAATGCAAATGCTAGAACTGTATTAGAAACAATCTTTGCAGACACACCTTTTACAGTAGATAAGTGTGAAATTGAAACATATACGGATATCTTCCTTAACAAAAGTAATCCTGTAAAAGCAACTGCTCAATTAATTGAAAATATCGGTGGAGAACTAGAGATTGACAATTACAAAATTTCGATTGTTAATAAGCTTGGTAAAAACAACGGTGTACAATTCCGAGTCGGAAAGAATGTCAATACAATAAAACGCAATGTGGACTCTAGAGAATTGGTTACAAGGTTGTATCCATATGGAAAAGACGGGTTAGAAATTAACGGATCATATATAGATAGTCCGCTAAGTTATCTTTATAGTAGACCAAGAATAGCTTACAAAGATTATCGGGATATTGACAATAAAACAGATTTACTAAATGCAGCATTAGCCGAATTGAGTACGGAAGAACGAGATGGAATTGACAAACCTAAAGTAACTTATGCTTGCGAAGTTGTAGAATTAAAGAAGCTAAAAGAATACGGAGACTTTGAAAAATTTGATTTGGGTGATACTGTTCGTGTTATAGACGAAAACTTAGGCATAGATACATTACAGCGAATAATCGAATATGAGTATTATCCTTATGAGGCTAAAAAGAGTAAAGTTATTTTAGCTAACTATGATGTAAAAAAGTATGTTTTAAGTACACCCTCAGGAATGTTGGGCAATCTAATGAAATCTAATGAACAATTTAACAATATGCTATATCCGAGCGGTATGATTGACACAAGCTATCTTGATTTCATCAGAGAAAAAATATCAACAGAAATCAACGCAGCTCTACACAAAGCGGTTATATATGATAGGGGGATTGTATTAGTAGACAATGTTGAAAATCCAACTAAAGCTATAGCAATCATTAGTGGCAGTTTTGCTATTGCTAATTCGAAAAAAGCAAACGGAGACTGGAATTGGCGCACTATTGCAACAGGAGACAAAGTTGTAGCTGATGAAGTTGCAGCAGATTGGATATATTCAGGAGTTATCAATGCAAATCAAATTTATGGTGGAACACTTTCAGGTGTATCAATAGACATAGACACTGACGCTGTTATTGGAAATGCGTTATATATTGGTAATCAAGACAATGCTAGGGATAAAAAGATTATATTTTCAAATGCCAATGCTGGTAAAGCAAGAATAAGTTATTTATCTGGTGACTTAGATATAATTGCGGATGGACATATATCTCTTAACGCTCAAGGCGGTGTCTATGTAAACGGACAAAGAATTGATTAAAGATGTAAAAAGAGAACTAAAAGGTTTGAAAAATACGGTATACCATATTAGAAAATACGTAGAGAGAGTTAAGTATCAAAACAGCTCTCTCTTTTTTTTATTTTATCTTTAATAAAAATCTTTATTGAAAGGAGTGGGATTAAATATGGTAATTAAGTTTGCTTGTGAAATTGTAGTGAAAACAGCTAAGAAAATTACTGATTTTTTCAAAAATAAAGAAAGTAAAGACTTATCAGATGAGTCTAATTAAATCAATGCAGGAGGGGTAATAATGGAAGATAATGCTATTAGTACAGTCAACAAGAGAATAGACAGTATAGAAGAAAAAATAAAAGTACATGACAGCAAAATAGAAAAAATTGAGGACAACATAACTCAGATTCTAATTTATCATGGGAAATTGGAGGAAATTGTAAAATCAACTAAAGAAGGTGTAGACACCATAACCAAAAAAATAGATGAATATAACAAAAAAACGCAATTTGATTGGGTTGATTTTGTAACAAACAAAGTCATACCATTTTTGTTAAATTGTGGATTAATGTATTATCTTGTTAATTCAATTGGAAATATTGCGAAATAACAATATCAAATAAATGTGAAAGAGGTGTTTAGCATATGAACAATGAATTCATGCAAGTTATAGCCGAATACATAAGACCTGAACTAGGTATAGTGATTGTTGCACTTTATTGCTTAGGATTATTTCTAAAACTTTTGCCTCAATTCAAACGTGAGTGGATGATACCTTTTATTTTGCTTGGCTGTAGTTTTTTAATTACAATACCTTACTTAGCGATTGTATTAAATGAAGGAATTAACCCGACTATATTTATCACAGGCTCTATACAAGCTATTATAATAGCTGCTATACCTGTATTTGCGGAAAACTTGATTAAGCAATTCTTTATGAAGAGGAAAGAGGATAGTTTGAAATAATTAAAAAATGCATTGTCGATTGTACAATTGAGTGTTTTTATACAGTCTAGTCATAAAAACTAGACTGTTTTTTATTTTTTTTAATTATTTTTTTAGGCAATTTTTGTTGTTAATGATCGTTGATAGTTGTTATTACACATGCTTATTACTGAATACGATTTAGAAGAAACGTTTAAATCAGGAGGTTAATTTGTCTATGCAAAAATCTAAATATATTATTGAAGAAACGTTTAAATCAGAAAATTTACAAGATAGAAAAGAAATATTTGAAAACTTACTAATAAATTTAATTAAAAAACTAGAGGATAAAACAGTTGCTTGACAATAGCTTAAAATACTAAAAACATTGAAAAATTGTGTACAACTATTTGCTTTACTACAATAATAAGTATATAATAATGAAATAAGTAAAGTAAGTAGTTGTATCTTTATTATATAATGGAGGTATAACTACATGATTAGAGTTGCTATTTATTGCCGATTGTCTGATGAAGATAGAAACAAAGCTAATCCTGTATTAGATTCTGAAAGTATTCAAAATCAAAAGATGATGTTATCAAAATATGCAATAGAACAAGGATGGAGCATCTACAAAATCTATTCTGATGATGATTATTCGGGGCTTGACAGTGATAGACCTGAATGGAATGAAATGATTAAAGATGCTGAATCTAGAAAATTTGATATTGTGTTATGTAAAAGTCAATCTCGATTTACAAGGGAAATGGAAGCAGTAGAAAAATATCTACATAACAAATTTGTAGAATGGGGTATTAGATTCATTGGATTAGCTGACAATTCTGATACTTTCAATGTAGGAAACAAAAAACAAAGACAAATAAACGGACTTGTAAACGAGTGGTATTGTGAAGACATATCCGCAAATATAAGAACAGTGTTTGATGTTAAAAGAAGCCAAGGTAAATTCATTGGTTCATTTGCCACCTATGGATACAAAAAAGACCCAAATGATAAAAATAAACTTATAATAGATGAAGAAGCTGCAAAAGTTGTAAGAATGATATTTAATTGGTATTTAGAAGGTTATGGAACACAGCATATTGCATATATGCTTAATGAAAAAGGTGTACCTAATCCAACTAGTTATAAGCAAAATTATCAAGGCTTAAATTTTAAAAACTCTAATACAAAAGATAAATATGGATTTTGGAATAAAACAACAGTTAAACGTATTCTAAGAAATGAAATGTATGTTGGGAATATGATACAAGGAAAACGCAAAAAATTAAGCTATAAATCTAAGAAAATAATCAGTACTCCAAAAGAAATATGGATTAAAGTTGAAAACACACATGAACCAATTATCAGCAAAGAAATATTTGAAGAAGTCCAAAAACGAATTTCATTAAGACAAAAAAGTTCTGGCGAAGGAGTAGCACACATATTTTCAACAAAAGTAAAATGTTTGGACTGTGGTTGTACTATGAATAAAGTAACTACATTCAAAAACGGTAAAAAGTATACTTATTTGAGATGCAAAACTTATGTATCTAGTAACAAAAGATTATGCAGTAGTCACACTATACGACTTGACGAATTGAAAGAAATAGTTACTGAAAGATTAAACAATTATATTAAAGACTATTTGGATGAAAATAATGTTATCAATAGATTAAACCTAGAATCTAATTATAACAATCAACTTGAAAAATTAAAAAATGAAATTTCTAATATTGATAAGAAACTAGAACAAAATTCATTAGTATTAAAAAATCTATACGTAGATAAAGTAAGCGGAATAATATCGAATGAGCAATTCTTTGAATTAAGTAATAATTTCTCTATTGAAAAAGAACAACTAACCAAAAGGAAAGAAGAAGTTTCTAAGAATATTAATGAGTTAATAGAAAATACAAAGAATTATGACAAATGGACTAAAATTGTTGAAAGATATAAAGACTTCAAGGAATTGAATAGAACAATAGTTAATGAATTCGTTGACTATATTGAAGTCGGTGAAAGAGATAAAGAGAAAGGACAGATAGTAAAAATTCATTGGATGTTTTAA